CTGCCACCCGGGACGCCGGCATGCGATTCTACGTTAGTGATGCGCACTTCAAAGAAAGGTGCGATAATGGATCTTGCTGCGGCCTGGACGAGAGCTGGAATTACAGTCGCGGTCAATTCTGCCAGGCTGTAACACTATGCCGCAGGAATGGTCGTGTCACATGGGATGAAATCGAACCCGACATGCTCGAATGCGGACTGCAAAAGATCCTCTGGCGTCAGGCGGAGAATTACAACACGGGCAACGCCGGCCGGCGCGCGAAGTTTCACAAGCACACCATGCGAGATTATCTGCGCTGGCTTTGGAATAACCCCAAGGCCGGGCAATCGCCATACACCATGTTTCAGGGCATAATGAAGCCAGTGGAAAAGGACGAAAAGGGAAATCTGGTGTACGAGTACGACGCAACAATGGAGTAGCCGTTGAACGCTGAACCGGCAATAGATCTCACCGGCATGCAACAGAGCGGTGGAATAGAAACCTCGACTGACAGGGTTCATGAAGATTACGTTCTGCCTGTTGGTCATCTGCCGCGATTGCGGCGCTCTCGATATTTGCACACCTATTCTCGTAAACAGCTCGCCAAACGCGCCGAGGCCATGCGCTGGCGTCAGGTGGCATTGGCTCGGAAAAGTTCTTCGGCCTTTATGGAGTATGCCTTCGTCGAGGAAAAGACAGGCATACCGTTCAAGCAACAGTGGTTCCACGATGAGTGGCATGCCGCATGGGATAGTCACCAGCGCGTCCTCATCATTGCCCCTCGAGATCATGCCAAGACAAGCAACGTAGTGGGCCGGGCCATTTGGGAGCTAGGCCGGGATCAGAATCTTAGAAGTAAAATCGTATGTGCTTCCGACGGCCGGGCCAAAGAGCGATTGTTCGAGATCGATCAGCACATCACCACCAATGACAGGGTGCGTGAGGTTTTCCCCGACCTCGAACCAGATCCCAAAGCGCCATGGAACGCGCACCGCCTGGTGCTCAGGCGCCGTGCCAAGCACAGGGACGCCAGCGTTGAGGCCTTGGGTATCAACAGCACGGCAACAGGAGGCCGGGCCGATCTGCTGATAGCTGACGACGTGGTCGACCGCCGGAATGCGTTGTCGTTCCCAGCTCTGCGTGAACAAATAAAGCAGGCCTGGAAATCAGATTGGACGAACCTTCTGGAACCGGACTCGCGAGTTTGGTACATCTGCACCCTTTGGTCGCCACAGGATCTCTCGCACGAATTGATGGACAACCCAGCGTACACCGTGATGCGCTACGACATCGACGAAGGCTTCGGTTCTATCTGGAAGGACAAGTGGCCGGAGCTGGCGCTGCGACAAAGGTACGCCGAAATCGGTAGCATCGAATTCAACCGAGCGTTCCGCAACCAGGCCATTGATCAGGACAGTGCGCTCATTCAACCAACATGGTTTCAGTTTGCAGATCTCCGGCAACACGATGGATTCAACCAGGCGCTCGAACGCGACGAGCTCATCTTCCTCACCAGTTACGACCCGGCCGGGACGCCCACGGGAAAGAAGGATCAGGATTACACCGGACAATGCGCCGCGGCAATTCACCGTGACACTGGCATGGTGTACATCGTGGATGCCTGGCATCAGCGCATATCGGTAGCCAAGTCGGCGGAGACTGTTTACGACGAGGCATGTCGGTACGAGCCCTGGCAAGTATTGATAGAGAAAGTCGGGCAATCAACTCTGGATGAGTGGGTAATTAACGAGCACCCGGAGCTGGCCGGGCTCGTCAGGGTAACCAAGCCCAGGGTTTCAAAAGCGATGAGGCTGATGGGCGCCACGCCATTGCTCGAAAAGGGCAAGGTCTTATTCAGCCATCACCTCGATCCCAACAGTCCCGCTTTTCCCGGCAACCGCGGCAGCATTGTAGACGAGTTACAGGAATTCCCATTTGGGAAACATGATGATATGGTCGATGCGTTCTCTCAGCTTATTTCCGTCGCGCGCACCCACTTCCTTGACGTAGATTCCGACGGCGGAGAGAATGTGGTAGACTTGGTAACGGACGACAACGATGGGTACTATTTCTGAGCCGACCACAATGGAGGATTTGAGCACGGGCTCAACCTTCTATCGCTGGACGGCTGGGGAGATGACAATGACAGCGGAGATACAGGAACATCCATTGCGCCAAGTGCAAGGCAAATCCTTCATTACCCTGAGCCCTGTCGATATATTGGTCGACGACGATAGGTGGGAAAAAGTTTTCGGTTTATTCCCACAGATACCCGGAGGCGTCGAGCTGGGCATAGACAATGATCGATTGACCTCTGCGCTCGAAGACATCGAGGAATGCGATCAGGATTGGGAAGACGCCCAGGATCGCAGGCCGGATATGTTCTTTACTGACTCGGGCAAAACCGACATCCTGATACCGTTAATTGTGAACGACATTGATCTGCCGCCCATGAAGGTTCTCATGCCATTCAAGTCGCTGATGAAGAATACGCAATGCGCGGAAACCGGCTCGGGCTCGCATGCCAGAGGTTCGCAATCCGACAGTGTCCAACCAGCGGGATGCTTTCATGATTTGAAACGTGACGGGTACAAGGCCAACTGCCGCTCTTGCCTTCGTCGTTTCTGGACAAAGAAGGCCAGAGAGTTAGGGTTATTGGATGAGTAAAAAAGATCAGGCGCCACCCAGGGTTCGGCTTGCAAAGCACATTGATCTCACCAAGGCAAAGCCGGGATGTCCGCGCTGCAACGGCCGTGGCGTCGTTGGGTACAAGCATGCCGATCTTGGCGACGGCAAAGGCCCACAGCGGATTCCAATCATCTGCCGATGCGTTTCCAGAAACGACGGCGTTGAGCCCGATGAGCTGGACCGCATAATGGCCGAGGCCAAGCAGCAGATCGACAACGGAGTATTTCACGAGAACATGGCAGCGGATTTGAGACGCATGCCAAGGGAGGCGAAGGTCAGGGCCGTCGCCGCGTTCATGGTGGACGTGGTGAACAAACAGAAGAGCAAGGAGGCCAAGGAGGCGGTCGAGAAAACACTTGAGCTACTGAGTCAGGATGAAGATTGGCCTGACATCAGATCGGTAGCCTTGCGGATATTGATGCGCCGGGCCAACGACCCAATCAACACCAAAGAGAGTAAAAAGCTGGCGGAGATGGCAATGGCCCGAGTCCGCCAATCGATGAACTGAAGGAGGACACGATGGCATTTTACGAGCAACGGAATATAGATCTGCCGCTCAACCCAGCGGGAGATACAATGGTGGTAGGTGCTGGCGCCGAGATGAACATAGGCCAGATGTCGGACAAAGGGTACGATTACCTCAAAGGCGCCGCGGCCGCCTTTACTGCGGTGCTGGAAGGTAGCGTTACAGGCCTCCAATGGACAACCATTACAACTCTGGCCGCCAGTGGACAGGGTTCCGTTGCCGCGCAGTACAATTACGTACGGGTGAATTGCTCAGTACAGGGCGCGCTCGACAATACGGTGCTGAAGATAGCCGGCAAGGTTCTGTAATGGCATCGCCTAAAAAGAAAAAGAGAGCCTCGCCACCGGCCAAAAAAGATGAGCGGCCAGAGCTTTCGCTGCGTCAGATCCTGGCCAAGGCCTCGGTTCTGACCGGCCGGGACGTAGAGGAATCAGCGGCCATCGCCAGGATGGAAAATACGCTGCACCTTTACAGCGAGGAGGGCGCAGTCGACCCACCGTACGATCCGGAGTCGCTGCTGAATTACATCGAGCTGACGCCGCACTTGAAACCCTGCATTGCCTCTTACCAGTTGAACATCGAGGGTTACGGATACCAGCCGGTGCCATTGGTTCCCTGGATGGAGGATCTGGATTCCGACGAGGCCACGGAAGCGATCCGCGACGCGCTGCAGATCGAACGCTGGGTCGATGAGGAAGAGGCGGCGCTCGAGGCCGGCACTCAAGAGAAGCAGGAGGAAGGCGATGAGCCTATCGAAGAGCCAGAGCCCGAAGGTGAACCCGAAGGCCCAGGCGAAGAGGGCACGCCGGTCGACGAGGACGAGGACGGCGAGATCACTGAAGAGGAAATAGCCGAGGTCAAAGAGGATCTGGCCACCAAGTTGCGCCGGGAGCAATTTCTGTTCGAGGCCTTCTTCAAGAACTGCTGCTCGACCATGAGCTTTACCAAACTCAGGCGCATTACCCGCGGGGATATCGAAGGCAATGGCTGGGGTGCGTGGGAGATGTTGCGCGATGGTTTCGGCCGGCTGAAGCGACTGAACTACATTCCGGGCTACACCGTGCGACCGCTGAAGAACGAGGGCGAGCTGGTGGAAGTCACAGAGCCCGACCCAGTGACGCCACTTTCCGAAGGGCGCGAGGTAATGGTTCAACGGCGCTTTACCCGGTTCGTTCAAATCGTCGGCGACAAGAAGGTATTCTTCAAGTCTCCCAAAGATCCTCGGGTAATCAGCCGCACAACGGGCAAGGTCTACACAACAGTGGCCGAGATGCGGCGCCCAAAGGACAAAGGCGGCGAAGGCCCAGAGGCCAAGGAAGCCAACGAGCTCATCTACATCTCGCTGCATGATGCTCGAACGCCATGTCCACCTCCGCGCTGGATTGGAAACTTGTTGGCCGTGCT